TGACATGGCTGTGTCAGCATAATTTACCGTCATAGGATTGTCCTGCCTTGAGAGTACTTAGTAGATACGGATCTTATTACATTGTTTGCTACTACCATTCCTGCCCCCTTTTGGTTAAGTGCAGAAGAAAGCTCCTTCTCTAATGCACGATTAAATCCTGATGAGCTTACTGCTAAAGAAATGTTTGCTGGATTTGAAAACCAAGATCTCATGTGCCTAGAAAAAGAATTCTTTACTGCTTTTCCTCCTGGATTATTTATAACTACAGACTTTGTAAACACTAGTCCAGTTCCATTCCTATTTGGAAAGACCAAACTTTTAGATGCTTTGGCAGAAATTCTTATTGCTCTTCCAGACTCCATTACTGAAGCTTTCTTTCTAAATACATGATTACCCTTAACGGATCTAGAGCCATTTCTAGAAACCTTTAGTCTTGGGTCAACTGGGACTGATTTTTTAGAATCTGTAAACTCAGAAGAAATCATCAATCTTCCAGATCTTACGGATGATCTAACTAGTCTGAATAATCTCTGATTTTCACTTCCAACGCTATTCCATTCATAGATGTGGTGAAAGCTTTTTGGATTTGCTGCAGCAACTGAGTTTGTCTTTCTAATAAAAGCTTGTCCTGCAATTGTAAAAACAGCCTTAGCTATTTGCTCTTGATTCATTGGGGTTCTTAAGCTAGACACGCCTTCTACCTTGTTTCTTGCTTCTATCAAAATAGCATTTAGGTCTGTCTTACTAACTGTAATTTGGGGCATCTTGAACTCCTACCCTTCTAAGATTTGATTCGTGGTAAAGGATATTGCCTAACGGATCTAGTCTTGGATGATGTGAATCAATTTCAAATATAGTAGGAGGTGAGTCAATCTTATCTTTCTCTGAAAAAACTACTTCTCCTGACCTATTTTTAATATTAGTTATTCTAAATCTTTTTGAAAGTTGGTCTTTTGTCTTTAATCTAATCTTCTCTTCTTCAACATACATAAATCCAAAGTCTTTAAAGTTATCTGGTGTAGCTGCACCTGTTGATGTGATTATATCAATATGGCAAATAATCTTCTTGGAGAAAACCCAATCTCTTATAATTCCGCCAGTATTTGGATCTTGAGACTGCTTCTGAACGTAAACGTCACATGTCATATTCAATAGACCGTATGATATGCCACCATACATTTAAATCACCACAATGCCAGTGATCTTGAATGGGTCCAATAGCTCGTCTGCGAGTAGGTTTCCTGTGCCTGTAAACGCCGTATCACGGAGTTTAACTTGCATCTGACCTGTATTGAACTCTGAAATATATTTTTGTCTCCAGAGTACATCATTAAATAAGTTATCATTTATAAGTAGCAGTGCTGCTTGCTTAACTGGCATTGGAACATATTTGTATCCAGTTGTTCCATAGATCTTGTATCTAGAGCCATTAATAAAATGTGGTCCTGGAGCATACCATTGGGCAGAAGGGGCAATCAAAGAACCTTCTGAATTTCCAGTATTAGTAATTCTAACACCCTGACCAGTTTCTGTAATTACAATCTCATATCCTAGAGCATTGTATCCAGTTGCTACATCGTAGATAACAACATCATCTTGTTCAATTTTTGTAAGATTGGTCATTGTTTCTGTGAATAATAATGTATCTGACCCATTCCCATAAACAACTTGAGCACTATCTCTTTGACCAAAGTTTCTACCAGTATAGTTATCTATCTGTAAACGGGCAATTCTTTCACATGACCGCAATTTAGCATATGGGTAGAAGTTTAAATCTGTTGGCTCTGTTCCCAGTCCTAGCTCATCAATAATTTCTCCGATTTCAGCATACGGAGTGGAAATTAGTGTGTATTCATATCCACTAACAACGTTGGTGGAAATACTATATGTCCATTCAACTCTTAATGTTCTATCAATATTAGTGATAGATGAGTTGATGGACACATAATATCTTCCAACATCTGTTGTATCAATTGATGCTGTGCCCTGCTTTAAAAGGACTTCAGTGTCTGCATCATAGACTCTATAAGTTGGGGTTGCGTCTGGAGCAACAGCTTGATCATCCTTAACAACTAAGATATCAATTCTGTGTGATGAATTTACTGCTAATTCAATCAAGCTTATCTACTCCTTATGAATAGTATTCCTGAACTTCTCTTGGAGTAGCCATTCGGAATCCTTTTTCATTATCAAAAATTTCTTGAGCATCATTTTCTGATACTGCAACAAATGGATGTTCTCTAGTAAAAACATGACCATAAGTCTGGTAAGATGGGTTATTTCTTTCCATCTTGATAAGAACTGTATTCTTATCTGTCTTCTTTGGCTTTGGCTTTGGAGCCTCTTCCGCTTCTACTTCTTCAACTTCTTCCTTTTCAGCATTTAAGAATTTTGCGTACATTTCATATGTAACGCCTTCTTCTGTAATAACTGCTAAGATTTCTGCTTTATTTTTAGCATCTTCTAGATCTACTCCAAAAGTGTCTGCTACTGTCTTAAGTTCGGTAACCTTCATAGTGTCAAATGACATTATTAATCCTTTCGTTCTTATTAATTATATCAGAAAAAGATTAAGGGAGGGATATTGCTATCCCTCCCCAACCTATTTGGATTATTAAGAGGCTACCTTAACGTTCTTAACAATAACATGTGCATCGAGGTTTTCAATTGCACAACCTACACGAATGTAGAGTGTGTACTCAATTGTATCCTTCTTTGGCTGGAACAGTCTGTAAACTGTAACATCACGCTTGATACCTACAATGAAGTTCTGTGGGAATGTAAGGTGTACTTCACCGTGATTTCCTGTTGCTCCACTGTATGTTCCTGATCGTGTTTCGTCCATCAATGGAACGTTAACGACTGGGATACCGAATGCGAATGGTGTTACGGAGCCTGGAGAACCGTCTGGACCTGCAACGTTTCCACGGATAACGCCAGAAGCGATATCAAATGGGGACGAAGCTACGTCTGTCAAGTTGTACAGGTAATCCTGAACCAAGTTTGAACCTGCGAAGAAACGCAATTGGTTTCTACGCTGCTTGTACTTGCGAGGCAACGCCTTTAGAGCACTGTTGAATTCTGCACCCGAAAGTGTAGAACCAGCAGCGTCAACAACGTGACCACCGTTCAAAGCCTTCTTACGGAAACCGTCAAACGCCTGAAGCAGACCGTCTGAAGAATCGTCATCACCGTTGATCAATACGTCTTCAACGTCATTACCAGCCTGTGTTGCCATCAGACGTGCAATGTGATCTTCGAGATCACCACCCTCTAGGTTATCCTCCAAAGATTCACTTGAAAGTTCCCAATCAAGACGAAGCTTTGTTGTTGTAAGAGAAACCTTGCTGAATGTAGCACCAGTGTTTGTGTAACCCGAAACATAGTTTGTTGGGTTGTTTTCTGTTGCAACTCGCAGGATTCTTTCGCCTACAGCTACCTTATCAATTTCAGTTGTGTTTGAACGCATACGAATTGTTCGTGCTGCTTTAGCAAGAATCGTTGCATCCCACATGTAATCAATGAATCGGTTAGCCTGATCTGGGTAAAGAAGACCATGACCGTTTGTATTAGTCGTGTCTGCATCGCTACCGAGATTTGTTGTGTCAATTACTTTTTGTAAAAGTTCATTACTCATAATCTATTTTCACCTACCTTTTTTTATTTTATTTTTTTTGTTTTTTATAGATCTTGGACACCGAGGAAGTGACCTTTCCAGATACTTTCTGATTTTCTAACAGTTTCCACTGACTCAAAAGCTGAGTCATTGGACTTCTTTACTGCAGTTGATGCCTCGTATGAATCCATGCGAGACTTGATTGATTCAAGCTCACCCTTCATACCTTCAACTGCCTTTGACATCTCGCCATGCTTCTCGTCCATCATTTTACCGATGCGACCTTCCATTTCAGCAATAATTTGCTCTACTCCTGGAGTGTCTTGTGACTTAGCAATGGTGTCTTCGATGTAAGACTTAATTCCTTCTAGCATTTTTTCAAAGTCCTCGTCTGCTGCTGCTTCTTCAGCAACTTCAGCCACTGGCTCTTCAGCTACAACTTCTTCAACTGCTGGTTCTTCATCAGAAACTTCATCTGACTTCTGAATCTCTTCAGCCACTTCTGCTGGTGCTTCTGCAGATTCAACCTCTA